TTCAAACGCTCAATTTGCTTCTTTTGTTTATCGGATAACCCAGCAGCAGAGGCTACTGCATTTAGGTCAGCCATTAGTCGCCTCTCGCTAATGCTTCCTGATACAGAATTGTTATCTCACCTGTATTATCAAATGGAAGCAACTGCGCTAAAGCATCTGATGTCTTAGCCTGTTGAACTGCAAACTCTACTCTTGGACGAGCAATAGATCCCTCTAAAGAATCTTCTGGTCGTTGCGTTGGGGCAAACAATGGGACAATTTCTTGCTGACTTGGAGCCATACCCATCTCACTAAGAGATGTTGCACGTACATCTGGAGTTGTTGCTAGTGGAGCGCCTGCTTTATTAGCGGCGTTCTCAACACCTGAGCCATACTCTGTTGATTCAAAAGATAAACCGTCTGTTCTTGTAGAGAATTTGCCTGGACCTGCTGGGCCTGCGAGTGGTCCTCTAGCCATTTGGATCCTCCATCTTCTCTAAATCTGATGTGAACTGTTCCCATACTCTGGAAACTTTTGTTGTTCTATTTGCGTTATACACTGCTAAATCTAAAAGTTCTGATGCAAGCATCTCTACGGCTCGCACTATATTAACAAAGAAACCTGACATAACTACTAAGAAATCTGCAAGAGTGACAGAGCGTGGTACGTAATCTTTATCTTCGTCCACGCTCTATCCTCTCTAATAACACTAAGCCTTCTTGCCTTTACGAGCCTTTCCAGCATATCCAAATTCAACCTTGCCACCTGGCTTCTTCATATCCTTCTTGCCTTCAGTTGGCTTAGCCATTGGAGCCTTTGCACGACCACCTTTTTTCATTTCACACCTCCCTTACCCTGCAATAGATGCGAGTAATGACGCTATATCTGGACGAGAGCCAGCAGCAGGGGCCGCACCCATTTGTTCTGGAGTTGGCTGCGAGGCAGGAACGGGGGCCATACCTGCTGCTGGAACTTCTGCGCCCATTGGCACTTCTACTTGTGGTTCTGGGGCAAATACTTCTTCAACTATCGTCTCAAGTTGTTTACCTTTTTGGCGACCCTTAATAACCTCGGCGATTCTTGAAACAATCTGAGAAGGATCTTGACCTTGGGCAGCAAGTGCTGGAATGGTCTGAGCATACTGAGCAACAGCAAGACGCAAAGAATCACGCATCTCTTCAATATCCACACGCTGCTCTTCTTGAGTGACATTTAACTCCATAGGGATTTCTCTGCGTACATAATCTCTTGATACGAGTTTGTCGCTTCGCATCTGTAGTAAAGCAATAATGGCATTGTTTGGATTCATACCAGACATAATGCCGTAACGAACATCTACACCATACTCGCCAGCAATCTGACGAGATGGCACATACTTCATATTAAACGGAGTACCGTCATCTACACCTTTGATTTCCTTGGTCATAGAACCAAAGATTTTCTCGTCTACCTCAAAGCAGAGAGATACCAATTCGGTAAAGAGTCTTGCAAACTGTGCTTGTGCTGCACGAACCTGAGTATCAAAGCCAGCCTGTAGCGCTTGAACTCCGCGACCTGTAATAACGGAAGCATCAACATTACCGCTACGAACTTCTGGATAACGAGAACCTAGACGTAGTTCTCGCTCTAGAACGCCAGACTCTGTAAAGACTCCTGGCGGAAGTTCTAGTGGGACACGGCGAATACCTTGCGGATTAGCAGAACGCATAATAGCGTCAGGACCAAGTGCTAGTTCTTGCACATCTTGCGGAATAGCAATAGGTGCTTGGATAGATTTCTCTGCTGCTTGAATCTGTAATACCGCAAAGCGTGCTCTAGCAAGTTGAACTGCTAGTACATCATCAAACTGACCGCGTGCTTCTCCGTCTAGGGATGAACGGACAGCAACGCGGGCTAAGCATTTACCAATGGCATTAGGTAAGTTAGATAAAATTAAGTTGTTACGATCTGGAACATAGATTAAATCTTGGTCCTTATCGTGGTAGCGAATCATTGTGATGTAAGGGGAACTACTGATATAACTCTTGTTGGTAATGATTTGATTGTAGAACTCTGGATACTGCATTGCTAGAGATTCTGCATCAGTATTTACTACTTGAGTAATTGAGATACAGCGACCAAAGCGGTCCATCTCTGGATATACACCGAAAGGATTTAATAGACGGATGCGTGGATTATTAGTCTCGTAATCCATCTCTACCATTGCTGGTAGCATTCCATAAGTATTAAACCAGTCAGCACCTTGATACATCTGAATTTGGAGTTCAGACATAGATACAAAGTAGTTGGCAATACGAGTTCTAGTATCAGCAGCCTTACGTGCGCTATCTGAAACCATATTGGTAGCAGCGCAGTTAAAGGATGGTAGTGGTGCCATAACCTCTGCGAGGTCACGAGCGGCTACATCTACAAAGTTAGCAACCAGAGGTTTTGGGTACTCCTCAGAGAACATAGCAGGATATACCTTGCTGATATCTCCTTGACGCACGGACAGCACATCGCGCATACGTTGATCACGCGCTGAGTACTTAGTCTGTAGCCGTGCTACCTTAGCAATAACCTCTTTGGTTGTAAGCATTTGTCCTTACTTCTTTTTCTTAGTAGACTTCTTTTTGTCTTTATCTTTGTTTGCTATAGCGTATAAACCGCTTGTAAGTGCTACTCCACCAGCAGTACCTTTTGCATACATACCTAATTCGCGGCGGCGTTGATTACGCTTTTTTGTTTGAGCACCAATTTTACCTGATTCAACCCTGTCAAGATCTTTTGATTTAGCAGACTCTGCTGCTCTGTTTTGTTCACGAATCTTCTTACGTTCCGACTTAGTAAGTTCTTTGCCACGATAAGAAGTTGATTCAATTTCAGATTTCTTTTTAGATACAGAACCAGTTTTTTTAATACCACTTTTAGTTTTTCTTATAGTTACAACAGCACGTTGTGCAGCCTTCTTAGTGGCTGCTCTTGCTACTGCTCCTGCAACTATTGGTCCTATTGGCAATGGCATTATTAGTCCCTACTTCTTTTTTGTTTTTAATTTAATAATAGGCTTACCCTTGCTTGGGCCAGTCTTAATGTCGCTATCGCCTGGGTATCTTTTATTCTTAGAAGGAACTTTCTTCTTCTTAGATAAGTAATCGTCAAGTGTTGGTTTTTTCTTTGGCATTACTTCTTGCCACCTTGTTTACGCTTTGTTTCAGTTGCATAATTTTCTCTGAAAGTTACACCTGATTTAGGTTGTTTGATAGATTTAATTTTAGCAGACTTGGTTCCACTTTTGCCTTTAGTTGCTGCTGTGTAAACTTCGCCAACTTGCTTTGCAAGGTTTCTTGCTGCTTTTGCTCTTGTATCACTTCCGCTATATGTTTTACCAACTGTTTTGCCGCGCTTAGTTACATCCAAGCCACGACCTCTTACATTTGAATCAACAACAGTGCGACCTAAAGTTGAGACTGCTGTTGCGATATCGCGTGCTTCACGCGCTGTAACGCCAAAGCGCTTTGCCACTTTCTCAAGTGGATTCATTTTCTTCTTTGCCATTGTTTATCTCCCTATATGAATTGACGTTGTTGTTCGGCTAGTAGTTCGTCTATGTTTACTACCATACGCTTGCCTCGTTCATAGCGAGACAAAAATGGATTCTTTAGATGGTGGGTGGTATGTATTCCGTTATTAAGCCATTCTCTGGCTTTAATCTCACAGAACCATAACGCCATCACCATATCGGTCTTACCCTTAGTGGTAGGCGACCAGGTAATAAGTTGTTCTATTAAACTCTTAATGTTCTCGGTCTGATCTGATGGGAGATGAATAATGTTATCTCTGTGGTGCTTACCATCTTGCTGCTTAGTTCCAAATAAAGTAGACATAGAAGCCACACCAAAGCCTGCATCCCACTTGTTATTACCAGTATGGTGTTCTCTTAGTACAGTTCCCTTGGATGCAAGGAATTGCCTAATTCCCTCATCTTGTGTGAGAAAAGATTGAAAGGCGTTACGCTCCACGATCCATTCCGCAGGTGCATATACGTTAGTCCAATCGGTAATGAGTTGTCGGATTTGTGCAGGCGTAGGACGTGTAATCTTGATAGCGTCAACAATGTAGCGCTTATGAGATACCCGATCAACCGCATAACATATAGCCGCTGTGTCTCCGACCATTGCTGGGTCGAGTCCACAAACAAAACTGAAACCTGTGAGGTCTTTGGGGTGACCTGGATTGCCAGGGACCAAGCGACCTGCTTTTCGCATTCCATCAATGGAACCTTTCACACAAACTGGGTCAAAGATTGCATCATCGGAAATATCTTGTTGTTGATAGACTAAAGCCCAAGTGGAGGTATCCATAGCCTGACGCTCAGCGTAGAGATGTTTACCGTTCCAGCGAGGGTAGAGTCCCTCATCATTTTTCTCAGATTCTTCTTGACCATCAAAGGCCATATCAGAATAAGGCCAGAGGGTAATCCATTTGTTGTAATCTTCATTGGTTTCAAGTAGGGCTGGCATAGCCAGATATGTCCAAGGAACCAAGCCACCAGGGTAGCGGTCTGGATTACGTAATTCTTTATATAGGTCTACCGCAGATACGCGGGTACCTACCACAATCAATTTACCAGTAGGGTTAAGACGGGATCTAACATCCTGGGTAAGCCACTTAATTTGTCTTTCAAAGTCATTTGCATTAGATAACGTCACAGCATCATCTATGATAATCATATCAGCACGCTTACCGTATATCTGACCGCCGATACCTACTGCTTCTAGGTTTGGGTCCTTCTCGGATGACTCACGTAGTTCATCACCAAAGGTGACACGGGTAGCCTGCCAGGATGCTGTCTTAGTATTGAACCCAACCCCAGCGGCGTATGCCTGCTGTAGTTCTTCGTACATTGGATGCGTCAGTCGCTGCTTAATAGCATAAAGGAAGTCCGCGGCTAGACGCTGGGTTTGGGAAACTATTAGAACTCTAAAGTTCGGGTTATTAACAATCTTGTAGGTTACATAATCCACCGTAACCGTAATTGACTTAGCGTGGTTAGGAGGTATGTTTAGAAGGATACGGTTATCATTGATACCGCGTTCAAACTTCATTGATGGATGGAGCCAGGAAGGATCCCTTCCCTCTATCACATCTATCAGGTTCTTTTGGTGGGCAAAGGTATCTTGTCTAAGATAGCGCTTACGCCAAGTAACAAAGTCTAGGTTAAGGGCTGCTTGGTCAGCAAAGTTCTTTTCTATGGAGCCAAGTCTGGTTCTATCGGCTAGGCTACGAAATATCTCATCAGACTTACGATAGTACTCATAGGACTTGATAGACTTACCAGCCACCTTACAGGCTGACTCTACAGTCATACCATCAGCCATACACTGAAGGATAATCTTCTTAGCCTTATCAGATTCTTTGGTTTTATTCGGTGTGACTGTCATTAGATCCTAGTCTGGTAGGGGAGAGAACTATCCCCACTAAAAGTGGTGCCGCGCACCACAGGTGGTGCTTAGCACCCCGAAGCGACCTTAGGAGCAAGGGGGTAAGTTGGTAACTTACCCTAAAGCGCGTAGCGTGAGCGTAGCGCTCTTTACGGTCGCAAATGCTAGGGCTATTCCGCATTTGCTCCCTACTATATATAAGGCAGAAAAAATAGAGCATTTCTCTATTATGTGACGAAAGTCACCTTATTCGCGGGTTATATATATACAATACGGACAGATCACCCCCGATTTAGGAGAGATATTTATTTGGGGAGTACAGTACACGCCCG